AGGAGATCGCCGCACTCCGTGAGGAGCGGCGGGCTTTGATCGGTGCGGACGCGCCGCAGCCCCGCTGTGACAAACTGTGACACCACACGCCGCAGAGAGGGACGCGATGGAAGCCATGACAGATCGGCAGAAAAAAATTGTTGAATGGGCGATGGAAAAGGATCGGCTCGCTACTCTCCGCGACGAGTTCGCGGCGGCAGCGTTGGCTGGCTTGGTTGACCCAGAAGATTGCCAAGCCGGGCCGCTGCGGATGGAGTTGGTTTGCAAGATGGCGTTCGCCTGGGCTGATGCCATGCTGGCGGCTCGCCGCTGAATTGCGCTACTGAGCGAACATAGAGTCGCCACATCCCCATAGATTCAGTTGACGAGCCCGCTACGTTCGGGCTCATGTCATGGACGATCCAACACGGCGACAGCGTTGAGACGCTTTCCCGACTCCCTAGCGAGTCGGTTGATTCCGTCGTCACCGATCCGCCATATGCCGAGATCGACCGGCCATACGGCAGGCTGACCGAGCCGGAATGGCATCGGCTCATGGATGGCGTCATCGCCCAGGTGCGGCGAGTCTTGAAACCTACCGGCAGTGCCGTTTTTGTTCTCCAACCAAACAGCGAGCGAGTCGGCCGGATGCGGCCGTGGCTGTTTGAGTTCATGGCGAAATGGGCGAGGGAATGGAACATGGTGCAGGATGCGTGGTGGTGGAACCATTGCTCGCCGCCGACCGTCCATTGCCAGCGAAAGCGAGGCCTAATGCGGCCGAGCATGAAAGCCTGCGTCTGGCTTGGGCCGAGCGACTGCTACCGAAACCAAGATGCGGTCCTAATCAGCCCGGCAGAGGCGACCAAATCAGATAAGCGCGTCGAGCGGCTAGACCTTGGGTACGGCCCAAGCGGACTAAGCATAAGGCACGGCCGCGCTCTTTCTGCCTTCCGCGAGCGAGGCGGCTGCACGCCGTTCAATCTTGTTGTCTGCGGCAATACCGATGCGTCCAACAGTAGCGGCGCTCACGGTCACGGTGCCGGAACGCCCCTGCCTTTGGCTGATTGGTGGGTGCGATACCTGACGCCAGCAGGCGGCAACACGCTAGACCCATTTTGCGGGGCAGGGACGATGGGAGTGGCAGCTATCCGCCGAGGCTTTGATTTCATCGGCATTGAGAAGGAAGCGGAATACGTAGGCATAGCAAAAGCCCGCATGGCCGAAGCCGAGGCGGGGTCCGGGCCGCTGTTCGCGTGAAGTGCGCTACAGCGGCGACCTACGGTCGTGCCCGGGCTGCAAGCCTGCCAGCCCCTCGCCCTAGGATCGGATCTGTAGGCCGCGTGGCTGGCCCGACCAGTGCCTTATCCCAGGAGTTGAGCAATGTCCGAAATCAAGATGCGCCGCCGCTCGCGGCAGATCCCGATCACCCTCACGACCTCGACGGCGAACGCGACCACGCTGTTCACCGAGGACTTCGCGGGCGGTGTGGTTGACATTGGCACCATCGCGACCGCTGCCACCACGCTCCAGATGTGGGGCTCGTCGGCTGAGGGCGGCAACTTCCGCCGGCTCTACAACACCGATGGCAGCGTGGCCGACATCACGCTCGCCCCGAGCACTTCGGTGGGCACCATCTATGCCCTGCCCGATGCTGTGTTCGGCGTGCCATTCCTCGAAGTGCTGGTTGGCAACACCGCTGGCACAGGGGTTGTCGCGACTGTCACCCTCAAGAGCTAGCCCATGCCGCAGCGGGTGCCGCGATACAAGGCTCCGCGGATTCGGCAATGCCGCCGAGGCGAGGACAGGCCCAACGCCTACCAGCGGGGCTACACAGATGGCCGGCACCGGGCGTGGCGGGAGGAAGTGCTGATCCGAGACGCTTACATCTGCCGGCATTGCTCGCGGGTGTTAGGCCGAAGTGGTGAGGCTCACGCCGATCACATCCTGCCGGTTCGGCTCCGGCCAGACCTTCGGTATGAAGTCGGCAACGGTCAGTGCTTGTGTGCGTCTTGCCACCAGAGAAAGACCAACGTCGAGGCCCGGGCTTGACCGCGCGCGTGCGCAAAAAGCAGGCAGACCGGGTAGGGGGGGCGGCCTCCCAGACCCCCAACGAGGAAAACCATCTGTTCCGGGGCATCGGTCCGAGCGACCCTAAAGCAAAGGGGGTGGGTCTCTTGGTTTGACGCGTGGCGGACCATGGCGGCATGTGCAAAACATTTGAGCAGCAAAATAAGTGGCTGGCCGCGAAATGCGACGCGTGCGGATGCGACATCGGAACGGCTCCGCGGCGAGGCCCGTTGCCGAAGAGATGCCAAGCCTGCAGGCTCAATGCCGAACTGCAACGGCACGAGAAGGATTGCAAGCGTTGCGGAAAGTCATACAGAACGAGGCACTTGCACCAGCAGTATTGCTCGCCGCTTTGCGGCCACACCGCGTCTCGGAAGCGAGCGATCGCTGAATGCCAGCAGTGCCGAAAGGGGTTTGAGTTATGGCCCAGCCACGTCGGCAGCCGGAAGTTCTGTTCGCCTCGCTGCTTCGCTGAATCCCGCCGTCACTGGAGAACGTGCGCCGGCTGCGGAGAGCAATTCAATCGCCCGCTACACGGGCTTCGACCTGATCAAGACAAGGGCAAGTATTGCTCGCGAGACTGCTACTACGATGACAGGTGGGGACGCAACCGGCCAAAAAAGAAAAGCACAGACGCGCAGATTAGGCGTGCCTCCAGCCATTCGATCGCAACGTCCCTTCGCAAGAGATGCAAGCACTACGGCAAGCCTTTTGACCCGGCCTGCACGCGAGAGGCGGTGTGTGATCGCGACGGGTGGGTCTGCCAGCAGTGCGGCGTTCAATGCCACAAAGGAAGACATAGGTTCAATAAACGAACCCGGAAGATGAGCCGGCGGAACGCCGAGCACGACCACATCGTTCCGCTGTCTGCGAAAAACTCTGACAAAGGGAACACATTCGACAACTCGCAGTGCTTGTGTCGGAAGTGCAACAGCCGAAAGCGTGCCAGACGCGGCGCGCAGATGAGGCTTCCATTCGTGGGGTGTTGATATGGGCCGACGTGGACCGAGACCGATACCGACTGAACTGAAGATCCTTCGCGGCAACCCCGGCAAGCAAAAGCTGAACGCCGCCGAGCCGGTGCCGCCGGCGGACGGCATCGCGATGCCGCTGCATCTTGGAGAGGTGGCAGCGGCAAGGTGGCGCGAGTTGCTGCCAATGCTCCAGGCGACGCGCGTGATGACGCGTGCTGACGTGGAGGCTCTGGCCCGATACTGCGACACGTATGAGTGGTGGCTTGCAGTGCGGGCGAAACTGAAGGCAGAGGGCGACACCTACCCAATCTTGAACGACGGCGGCGAAGTTAAGTACATCGCCCAGCGCCCAGAAGTCAGCATCGCGCACAAACTCGCACAGCAACTTCGCCAGCTAGAAGCCGACTTCGGGCTTTCACCGGCGGCCCGGACCTCGCTGAAGGTTGAACCAGATGCCAGCCAAGAAAGCACGCTATCCAAGTTCCTTGCCCTCAAGAAGAAGGCATGAGTGGGTTGATGGCTACGCGTACAAGCAAGACGCAGCCGACCTAGTGGTTCAGTTCCTCGAGGCCGTTTGCTGCCACACGAAGGATTCCCCGACCGCGAAGGCTGGCGAGCCTATGCGGATGCTCGACTGGCACAAGCACGATGTGATCGAGCCTCTTTATGGGTGGAAGGTGGCCGGCGAGGACACGCGTCGGTATCGTCTCGCCTACCTCGAGGTTCCCAAGAAGAACGCGAAATCGACTCTTCTTTCATGCCTCTCGATCTGGCATCTGTTGATGGAGGGTGACGGCGAGCTCGGCTGCATTGCGGCAAAGGATCGCAACCAAGCCGCGATCATTTTCGACGAGACGGCCGCGATGGTGAAGAGGTCGCCCGAACTGGCGGCGTCCCTGGAGGTGATCGACTCGCGCAAGACGATCGTCTGCGCCGCGACAGGGTCGAGCATGCGGGTGATTTCTCGCGATGCCGGGGCGGCCGAAGGCCCGTCCTATTCGTTCGTATTCTGCGACGAACTGCATGCGTGGCCCGACAGGCGGCTCTTTGAGGCGCTCCGCTACTCGGGCCGCTCCAGGCGGGAGCCGCTGCTCGCGACGATCACGACGGCCGGCGACAGGCGCGACACGATCTGCTGGGAGCAACATGAGTACGCGGAGCAAGTGCTCGCCGATCCGAAGTATGACCCGCGGTTTTACGGCAAGATTTTCGCCGCAAAGGCTGACGGGTCGGATGACTATTTCGACCCGAAGGTGTGGCGGCGTGCGAATCCCGGCATGGGGATCACCATGACCGAGGAGAGTTTCGCCGCTGATGCCCAGGAGGCCAGGAACAAGCCGACCAAGTTGAACGGCTGGCTTCGGTATTCCTTGGGAGTGTGGACAGAAAGCACGAACAGGTGGCTTGACCCGGACAAGTGGGCGGCGTGCTCCTCCGGGCCGACTGAGCCGCTCGCGGGCCGGAAGTGCATCATCGGCATGGACTTGTCGAAATCGACCGATCTTTCTGCGTGCGTTGCGTTGTTCCCGTGCGAGGACGGGACGTTCGACATTCAGTCGATGTTCTGGGCACCGCGGGATCTGATCATGGAGCGAGAGCGAACTGATCGCCAGCCGTTCCAGCATTGGGTGAACGAGGGCTGGATCACAGCCACCGACGGCAACGTGATCGACCACGGCGTGATCCGCGAATACGTGCTGGAATACGCAAAAAAGCATCAAGTCGAACGCGTGCTGATGGACATGACCGGAGCGGTTCAGTTGGGGGTGGAACTGCAAGGGTCGGGGCTGATTGTGGAATCATTCGGACAAGGCTTTCGCTCGATGAGCAGCCCGACGAAGTTGCTGGAGTCGCTCGTGCTCCAGCAGCGGATTCGGCACGGCGGCAACCCGGTGCTGTCGTGGATGGCCGGTTGCGTCTGCACAGAGAGCAATGCGTTCGAGGACGTTCGCCCGGTCAAGAAAAAGAGCACTGGACGCATCGACGGTATCGTCGCCTGCATCTTCGCGTTGGGCGGTTGGGAAGCGAACAGCGTGACGAACGCGACAACTAACCCCGAGATCTTCTTCCTATGATCGCCTCGAACTCCCAGCACCGTATCCTCTGGCTCCCAGGCGAGGAGCGTA